GTTCATATGCCAGTTAAGTTCTTAGAACTCGATAGAGTCGATGTAGTCCACAAACTCGTTGACAACATAGTGGACATCGAGTTCATCAAAGAAAAGGACGTACAACTCAGGAAAATGCGTTGTACACTAATGGATACAGAAATACCTGACGATAAAATGCCTAAGTCGGAAATGTTATGGAATTATCAGGACACCGATAAAGTCATTAAAGTCTTTGATTTAGACCTTCAACAATGGAGAGCATTCCGTCTTGAGAATGTGACTCGATTTGACATTTCTTGTTGACTCGTGTATAATGGCTAACATAAACTAGAAGAGGTGTACGTATAAATATGATTAGAGAACCATTTGTGAGAAAGAAAAAAGTATATAAGAAGAACCCCGAACCATTTGAATGGGAACATGGTACTTATATGGGTGGTGAAGTAATAGATGATGCATGGGTGTATTATGATTACTTTGGAGAAGATGAAAATCCCGAGAAGAATAGATTTGAAGAAAACACTCAGAAGTTTAGTTGGTCACTTATTGATGAAAAGTACAACGAATATAGAAGTCTTATTTTAACACCAAAGTACGTAAAGATACTCATGAACGAAACGGGTCTGTCTGACCAAGAAGTGAAAGAGTATATTTGTAATGTAATCTGTAAGGAAGACAATGACAAAGTCCGAGAAAGAAACAATCAAAAAGCAAAAGAAAGAAGAGAACGCAACGGAAGATAATTTTCTTACTCGTAAGAAATTTACCGCAATGGTTCTTGAGTCTGTACAAAAGGATAACCATTCTTATATAGATGCAATCGTACATCTATGTGAAAAGAATAACATTGAGATAGAAGATATTAAGAAGTATATCTCTCCCGCAATCAAAGACCATTTAGAAGCAGAAGGAATGAGTCTGAATTTACTACCCAAAGGTAATACATTATTTTAAAAATTATACTTGACATTACTTGTATAAATAAGTATAATACACAACGATTTATATTATGAATAAAGTGGACAAACAGAAGACAAATAATACGGAGTATACAAATGTCATTTGAAAACTTGAAGACCAATCGCACCGATGTCTCTAAACTTGTTTCTGCAGTGCAAGAAGCAACTGGTGCAACAACCCAAAAGAAATCTTACGAAGACGAAAGATTTTGGAAACCCACAGTAGACGAGTCTGGTAATGGTTATGCCGTTATTAGATTTCTACCAGCCGCAGAAGGTCAAGAATTACCATGGGTTAGGTATTTCGACCATTTCTTCAAAGGCCCTACTGGACAGTGGTATGTAGAGAAGTCTCTTACATCTATTGGACAGAAAGACCCACTCGGAGAACTGAATTCTAGATTATGGAACTCAGGTATCGAAGAGGATAAAGAAACTGCAAGGAAACAAAAAAGAAGATTGCACCACGTTGCAAACATTCTAATTGTTTCTGACCCCGCAAACCCTTCCAACAATGGTAAAGTATTCCTTTACGATTTCGGAAAGAAAATCATGGACAAAGTCATGGACGTAATGCAACCGCAATTTCCAGGCGAAGAACCCGTGAACCCTTTCGATTTTTGGAGTGGTGCGGACTTTGAACTTAAGATTACTAATGTCGCTGGTTATAGAAACTACGATAAATCTTCTTTCAAACCAGTGAGTGCATTGTACGATGCAGATGAAACTAAACTAGAAGCAACTTATAACTCTATGTTTGATGTTGCAGAGTTTGTTGACCCAACTAACTATAAAACTTATGACGAGTTAAAACAGAGATTGTCTGTTGTTCTTGGAGAAGCAGTTGGTGAAGGTTCAACTCAGAAAATGGAAGACTTAGGTAAGACTGCAGAAGCAGTAGAACCAAAGGTTGCAGAAACCCCAGTGGTTGCACCAAGTACTCCAGAACCAGAAGTTGCGTCAACTGAGTCTGACGATGAAACTTTGAGTTATTTCGCTAAACTTGCGAATGACGAGTAAGTACTTAATTTAAAAACAAGATTTTTAGACCCCACAGAAATGTGGGGTTTTTTTATTGAGAACCACCAAAGAGGGCTGCATGTTCAGCTGAAGCGGATATTACAAAATCTGAATTTGGGTCAATCGCTCTTTTACTACCATTGTTGATGAAAGTAGTTCCACCACCACTAGCACCAGCACCTTTACCAGTTGACTGGTCTAAATCCATTTGTCCAATGATATTCTGAAAAAACAGTAGTTCACCTTTTTTCTTTCCTTTCTGTAATTCTTCTCGGAGTCTAAGTTCATCGTCTGATAGTTTTTTAACTCTTAGGTCAGTAAAATCTCTATCTGGTGCTTGTATCCCATAGTCTCTTTCTATTAATTCGTCTACCCTTTTTAGTTCTTCAAACAGTTGTTTTGCTTTTTCAAAATCATCTTCTTTTGCAATTTGTATTTCTAATCTTTTTCTGTTTTCTATTCGTTGTTCTTTAAGTGCCTTTTCTCTATTGTCTTGTTCATAAAAATCAAGGTTTGCCTGTCTCTTGAACATTTCACTTTCTAAACCAATAAAACCAAGTAAGTAATTTACTAGGAAACCAACCTTTTTTTGAATTTCAATGATAGCATTCGCAAATCCCATTAATTTGTCTTTTAAAGTTGCAAGGTGTACTTTCATTAAACTTCCAAATGTTCCAATACCAAGTTCTTCTATTTCTTGATTAATCGCATAAAAAGCTGCACCAAAGACTGCAACTCCAACAGCAATTATTGCGGCTACTTTTGCACTTACCACCAATAATGGTGCAAGTGCAATCCCTAAACCTATTGCAGTATTAATTAATGTAGTTGCAGTTAACCCAAGTGTATCAATCATCATAGGTATTGCAGTGGCTGAAAGTAGTGCGGCTGCAGAGGCGATACCACCAATTACACCCCTACCTATTCTCAGTCTCATTGTGGCTGCGGTGACACCTTGACTCACATCGAATAAGGCAGAATTGAATAAGGTAATTCCAGCTCTTATACCCGCCCAAAGTTTTGTAGCAAATCTTAATATCGAGACTATTCTTGTCACTAGATTTACTATGATTGTAAGTGTGACAAAACCACCAACCGCAATTAAAAGTTTATCAAAATTTTCAACCATAAAAGGAAGGGCAGTCTGAGACATATAAGTTATAAAATTTTGTATCATAGGAACTAATTTTTCTTGAATAAAGACTTGAACATCTTCAATTGCAAGTATACCTATAATAGTTGCGGCGAGAGCTGCTTGAAATCCTTTGTTTTTAACTAGTTTACCCGCACCGTCTTGTAGGTTTTTTAGTCCCAGTTGTGCTTTTAATTTTTCTTGTTTTGCGGCTTCTTGTTCTGCTTCTTTTTTTTCTAATTCTGCTTTATATTGTCCTTCTACCATTTCTTGATTTACTTCAATTTGTGCTTCCGTTGCATCATAAAGAAAAGACAATATTTCGTTGGACTGTTTAATTGCAGCTAATTGTTTTCTTTCTCTTCTTGAAGTATTTGTCTCAGTACGTTTTAATTGGTCAATCACTCCCGATAATGACCCAACTCTATTGTTAGTCAAATCAGGTGGTGTTTCTTCGTTAATTTCGTCTACCATACTTCTATTTATACTTGGACTTCATTTTTTTCGCTTCTTCTTCTTCTTTTTTTATGTGTTCTTGTAATAAAGTTAAATATATTTCCCTTTCCCATGGCATCATGTTGTCTAACTCTGTCAAACTATAACCATGATGTTGCATTAATGCAAAATTTATATGATAATGATTTTGTAAACTATCATGAGAAAGGTTTAGGAGAAAAAATCCTTGATACCCCTTAATGTAGTTTTGTTTTCATGTTTACAGTGTTCACAAGTAAACTCAACTTCTTTTTCGAGAGTCGGCATACTTTTAATAAATTCACTAAGTAGTTTAAACTGATTAGTATCTAAGGAGTCAATAAACTCTTCTATTTCTTGTTCAGGCACATCTGACATATCAATTCTTTCTTCTGCCGTTTGAACTGCAGAAATACAGTTTCGGATAACCATGAAAGAAAAATCTGACTCACTAATTCCAGTTTTAAAATTATCAATAAACACTTGAAAAGAAGGATAACACATTTCTATTGTAATGTCCTTTGTTAATTGTATTTTACTGTCAATGTCTGGTATATCAACTTTTACAGCAGAAACATCAATCTCATTTGGTGTTGTTTCTCCACACTCTGAACAAACTAAACCTACTTTACTTTTTTCTCCTACAGATTTACTTCTTATTTGAGTAAACATGTATTCAACATCAAATGTTGTAAGTTTGCTGGTATCGATTGTATCTTGAATACAGGCATCAATAGTTTCCACCATTGCCTCCATTGATTGTTTTTCGTCCTTTGACTCAAATGCAAGAAGAAGTATTTTTTCTTCTTTTACTAAATAAGGACGGAATTTGACTGTTTGCTGTGTTGACGGAATTGTCAATTCATATTTTGGGGTCGCATTCAGTTTTGGTAATGTACTCATAATATTACTCCTATTATAATATAATTGTATTTATTTAAAATTTAAGTGAGTCTGTAAATAATTTTGAAAGTCCAGTTTTTTCAAGAATTTTGTCTGTTATCTTATCTTTTATATCTCCTTCAACCACAGTGAAGTCTTTAAAGGTCATTTCTACAGTTATTTCAACTAAACCGTCTAGGTCATTAGATAAAGGTATCTCATTTAAAGTAGTAGGGTATGCTTCATTCAATCTTACTGAATAGTTTACACCTTCTGCAAGTTGTGTTAAATCTTGACGACCCACTAACCCTAAATCGAATGTACCATTTTGAAAATCTATTGGGCCGACACTTGGTAATTTATCTGCGAGTGCGTCTGGTAATTTTTGGTCAAATATACTTTCTGGGCCGAGTGGTGGTTGTCCCGCATTTTTTTCTACTTGTTGTATAATTACATCTTTTACGTAATCTTGATAATATCCTACTTCTTTAGTTTCTGGATTTATCGCAAAACTTTGCCATGTTTCAAAATATTTTCTTGCCTTAAAATCATTAAGTCCAATAAAAGTCATAGTAATGGGTGTGAATGCAGTTCCATTTACAATTTTTCTAGTGGTTGTACCTAACATATAATCTGCACCCGCAAGTTGACGGCCTGGGATTGATACAGTTTTACAAAGTAAATTTAAACTTCTAGGAGATGTACCGCCCACTGGCGGTAAAAATACTCTAAATCTGTTTGCAAGTGCAAGACCTTCTCCACTCGTTATTTCTGCTTTAAAATCGTCTAATCTAGCCATTTATTTTTTTCCTACTATCACGATAAATTTTTTGAGTTCCCGCTTTAACAAAACTTGCGGTTGGTAAAAAGGTTGCAATCTCCCACTCAGGTGCTTTTACTTCTGCAAACTTACTTCTAACATGTTCGTTCAAATAATGTTTAATACAAGGTTTATAATATTCTAGTTCAGATGTTCCCGCAAGTAATCTAGTTGTCAACTGGAACTTTGCATCTGGACTTTTTTTACTTGTGACATTATCCATAAGTGCATCAAGAAACTGAGCACGAAGTATAGGTGGTAGATAATGTAAGTTTAATCCAAGAAAACCACCTTTTGCAGGCTTTAAGATAATTG